CCGCGGTGCTGAATATGAGCGCACCTTCGCTGTTTGCGCCAAGACGGAGGAACTGACTGGTGTTAGCCGCCTGGACCCCGCTTATCAGGTCAGTGCCGCTGTCATCTGTGCTGTCATTGAGCTGCCACGCCCCACCTGTAGCTGCGGCAGAGACAAGCACCCAGTGGACCGTGGCTGGATAACTGGTCGCCTGTCCGTCACTGGTAAGGATGCTGGTATTCGATACGTTATTGCCCATCAGTGCCTCCGTGTTCTTTCTTGGTATGAGCCTTCAGCCGGTTGGTGGCTATCATCTTGTTGTAGCCGTCGAACTCAGTAGCGCACTCTTCACACTGCACGACCACCGGCTCCCGGTCTGGTTTCGCTGGAGCATCTCTTGTTGGCAAAGCTGCGCCCCGAGCGGCCGCCTGGATCAACACCCTCTGGAACTCACGGTCCTCTTCACGCTGTGCGGTGGCGGTGATATCTTCGATGGTCGCCGCTTCCTGTGGGTGCCGGGATCGCATGTGGATAGTGACCTGGTATGGGGAATCAAGGTTGTCCTTGGTGCATACAGCCAAGCCTAACTCGTCATACTCGGCGCGGTTCGCATCATCTTTATGCAGTAAACACTTATGACTGCCGCCGCGAGGCTCGAAGTCAGGTTTGACCGTAGTGAAGAACCGCGTCCCATCTTTGCGAAGTTTCCCAAGGGTGGAAGCCAACATATTGCGGTTGCACACGCTGGGCTTGGCAGTCTGGGTGTCCCAGATATAGACGTACCCGGCTGACTCCACGATAGAGCCCCGGTTCACCTCGGTGATCTCCGATAGCCCCGGCTCCGGCGCTTCGGTGATGGTCGGCATCTCAGCCGCAGGCACCTCGTCTACCGCGTCCGCGATCTGTTCTAGGACATCCGTGATGTTCTGACTCGTCATACTAACCTCTTATCGTGCTACCACCGGGACCGAATACGGTATGCCCGATGGCGCTTTTCTCCTGCTCCTCTTGATGGTCATAGAACTCCTGCCAGATATCGCGCCGAGGCAGGGTCGGGACCCCACGCCCACGCATCTCAATGGCAATATCTTTGAGTTCGCCAACGGTGTGGAGGATCTCGCCGCGTCCCGTGGATTCATCAACGATGCCACCAGGGATGCGGAATTCGGGGGCTATAAAGTCGCTTGCGGGGCCGAGGTCGATGCGGTATTCCGCAAGAGCGTCATCGCGTATGACGAGGATTATCTGGAAGCGTCTTGGCGCTCCTACAGGAACAGGCTGGATCAGCTCCGAGAGGTTGAAGGCCGGCTCGTCGTAGCTGACTTCAAGGGTCGCTGGTAGTAGAGACATGTCATCTCCTGTTATCCGCCCATCACCATAGCCATGCCTACACTCAGTCCTTTTGCCGATGCGGCCTGGAAACTGGGGTCTGCACCTGTTCCGTTACTTGTCAGGATATATCCCGATGTGCTGGGCGTGATCGGAGTGATCGCACCCGTCCCAGACCCTAGCAATACATAATGGTCATTCAGGCTAGTGGCACCAGTGCCACCAGACCCTACTTCCAAGGCAGAAGAAAGCGATAGATGAGGGCTTACGTTGTTGAACCTTCCCGCGATGGTCCCGTCAACCAGGACTTCCATGCGAGAACTGCCAAAGTCGTACCGAAAGCCTCTGCGTGTTGTCATGTGATCCCCTTAGCTGCAAGGCAGCACTTGATAAGGGTATGCCCGGACGGTCAGGTCCGGGCATCAGTAACCAGGTTAGACCGTCCAGTCCCTGTTGGCAGTGACTTCTATGTAGTCACAGTCCATGATGACAAGTTGAGTCGTGTTAGCAGCAGCAGCAAGACATACGGCCATGTCAGTGCTTGTCGAACATGCGCCCGTTACGGTCTGCTTGAGTACGCCATCGATGTACCATCTAGCAGTGCCGTTGTTGTCTACTTCCAAGCGGAGTACCTGCCACTCCCCAGCTACTGCATCATCGTTTAGATCAACAGCAGTAGTCGTAGTCGAACCAGCAGTAGTCCCGCCATTATGGATACCGTGCCAGTCCTCATCGTCTGTGAGTTCATCGCTCAGATAGAACCCGCAGAGGTCTGCTGGCATAGTGATGGTAGTGCCTGATGCGTTGATGACGATGTCTTCCAATTGCTCATCAACTGAAAGGATGCTAGTAAGACCAAAGAATATCTCTTTAGTGTCCAGGTCAGGGAGTTGGACTCTGGTTTCCAGAGTAATAGTACCCATCAGACCTACATCAAACATGATGTGAGTTCCGATGAAGGTTGTATCAGCGTCAGTGTTGGCACCAGTTAATGTGACAACACCAGAAAGCGCGTCCTTCCCTGCAATACCAGCGTCACTGTCCTCAAAGCCCTCACCGCCAGCGAAAAAGTCTCCAAGCTGTGCCGTGTCGGCGGTCAACGCTAGAGTGTTTCCTACACCAGCGAAGTCGTTGAATAACCTGATTCTACCGTTACCCGATTGGGCCATTATGTTCACCTATTTGTTTAAGCTTTAGCTCTAGATTTCGTATCCGCTCCCTGTAGGGTGCGGTTGCCAGAAAGATGTTATCCCTGGGGACGGCGGCCAGGTTCTCTATCCGCACATCCCCAGGTTGACCATTCAGGTTATGAATCACCCACCCTTTAGGTATGGGGCCGTGGGCCTCAGACCATATGGTGCGCCGGTGGTTCATTAGGTGGTAGGAAGTGTCGCGTCGGTTTCGACTTCAAAGAGCCAGTTCCCGGCAGAGCGTTCACCGTAGGCGTACTCGTCATAGAGGAATACGCTGGTGGAACCGCCGCCGATATGGGGCTCTCTGCGAGTCTCCGTGCGCGGAGAACGTCCCTGTACGAGGATCAGTGCTTCCTGCGCGAATATCCCACCCTTACAAGCATTGCTGGTGATGGTGATATTCCCGTCCTCGAATATCTCGCAGTTATGGATGCGGCCCCGGAAGCCCTCTTGGAACACACGGGCGGACAGGCCGTCGGTGTATCCAGTCGTTGTCGGAGGGTTGCCGCTGGAGATCGATGCGACTGCATCGTAGAGGTCTTTGATCTGGAAGCCATGAAGGACCGCACGGTAAGGTGGGTTCCCAGGCTCGTCAGCGTCAGAGGAGATACGGGAGACAGCGGCGGCGATTATCCCCGTTGTCAGGGCCGAACCAGAAGAACCGATGGTGAGGGATGCGCCATCGATGGCGGTCAACCCGTCCTCGTCCTTCTTCCTCTGGATAGCGTTCTGTGCAAGACCGCCCACCTTTGCGTAAGCGTTCTTACTGATACGGGCTGCCACACGGTCAGTGATGAGGGTGTGGATACCCACTACGGTGGGAGTGATCGTCAGCAACGTATCGGACATCTGCTGTGGGTTATCGAGACGCGTGGTCTCAGTGACCGTCTGAGCAGTCAATTGCGCCATAGAAACTTCGTTCCATGAGACGCCAGTCCCTTCACCAAGAGTGACCTTGTCCACTAAGTTAGGAACAACACCCTCTTGCTCTCTGATCTGACGCGCTGACGCAATGACTGTAGGCAGACTGTCAGCTAGTGACTGGGTAGTAGTATCGCCTGCTGCCATCGTTGATTCTCCTTATCCTCCCGCACTCATGCGGTCTAGGACGGCTTTAGCTCGTTTATGATCGTCTGAGGTAGGAGTGTAGTCCTCAGAGCCGTAGACCGTGTCTAACCACCTCTGATCGGACATGCCACTGCCACCAGCAGCCGGACCTGTATCCAGGTCGAATGCCCCGGAGTCTTCCGCCGTCGCTGGCTCTGCCGGCGTTGCGGCACGTTGACCCCGCTCGAACTGGCGCATGACCCGCTGTGACTCGGTCACCGCCTCTTGTAATCCCCTTACGTCCCGCCTGTTGTGCGCTTCAGTCCACATGGTGCGGACCTCTGCTAGTTCCGGCCCGTTCTGTAGGTCAACAAGGTCGTTGCCTTGAGCGTCCTGTACAGAACTGACCAGGTCTTCAGACAGGCTCGTCCAGGTGCTTGTGTAAGCCGCACTAGCATTCAGGTTGGCCTGTTCGCCCTGTATAGAGGTGAGTTGTTGTGGCAGGGTATCGGTATCGCCGGTTCCCATCGCTTGCATCAGTGCGTCTAGCTTGCGGTCTGTCATCCGCTGCTGGTTACTCAGTTGCAATACCAAGTCATTCTGTTCTTGCTGCCTATTCCGTCGCCCTCTCTGCGATTTCAGGTCATTCTCGGCCTTAGTGGCCTTGTCCTCCGCTGCTTTAGCGCGTGCTTCCCAATCGATCGTTTCGTCTTGTGGGGTATCTGCCGAGGATGCCTCGTCGGTAAGAGCTACCACATCAGAATTTTCGGTTGTCACAATCCCTCCCATTTATATGCATAAATGCACACTTGTCAATACATTATATACCGTATATATATCCTTATCTAGCACCGGCCCCAACCAACGATTCCCATGTAAGTTGCGTAGGTGCCGCCGACGTAGGTGTTGGAGCGGCTGGCTGCGCCATCGGTTGAGGACTTCCTCCGCTGATCAATGACTCCCACGATAATGCCGGTGTTGCAGTCGGTGATGGTTGTGCCGCTGGTTGTGCTGGTACTTGTGTCTGTCCCGCTTCCCGTATCTGGAAGTCAGGAAGTACAGGCAACCGTACCCAACGAGCGAAGTTCTCTGGGTGTACCGGGATACCACTGTAATCCCACTTCGCTAAGATCCCATCAACATCCTCGTTCTCATACCGATATCTCTGTCGAAGGTCAGTTAAGGCTTTATCGATACTGTCCAGCGAGGAATACATACCCGTGGCTTTTTCAGCTTGAGTAGCGTTCTTATACTGGTCCCACAGGAACTTGATGTTGGGGTCATTGACCACATTTTTAAAGAAATCTTCTTCTATCTGCCAGTATTTCTCTAACTTTGCGATATCGTCGTAGTACTCCTGCACTTTGGGTGTGAGCGCACCACCATAAGCATCTACTTCTATGTATTCCTGGTCTTCCTGCGACTGCTCGGATACCCACTGGTCTAGGTCGTCCCAGGCTTGATTGTCCATCTGATCGATATCGGCCTCATTCATTATCTCGGCCATCTTCTCGAAGAACCGGTCTGTCGGGTCGGTATCATCAAGTTCGTATTGAGGTAGCCACTTACTTTCTTCAGGAGAATAATGAATAGCTTTCTTCGTAGTCCGTAGTTCTAAAGACCTTTGCTTCCTTTGTTGCTTCCACTCAGTAGGATTGAGTGATTCACGGGGTCCGGTGCCAGCGAAAGCCGGGTCATAGAAACGCTCTAACTTCTCGTCGTCACTTTCTTGGAATCCCTCGGCCTTCCTCTGTGCGTCCATAGAGGCCAACAAGTCCATAGCCCAAGGTATCTGACCTACTTCAGCATCTCTCTTTACCTTCTGGTATACGGCTTCAGCCTGCTTTTCGCCTAAGACAGTCTTATCGTAGAGGTTCCGGTCACGGCCCCGAAGGTCTTTATAACCACCTACGTCATAGTTGAAATTCTGGGATTCTGCCCACCTAGCCGCACTCTTGTTACGCTCCTGCCAAGCACTGTCTTGCCGTGCGTCCGTACCAAAGAACTGCCAGGTAGCATCGGACATGCTCTCACCGAATTCCATACCCCGCCTCAGTCCGCCAGCAAGTGTTTGCGGCATCAGCGGCAAAACACTTTCAAGACCGAACAAAGCTGTGCGGATCGCCTGTTCCGGTCCGCCGCCTTTACGGATCTTATAGCCGTAGAAGTCCCGGTCGATCGCTCCCCGGTAGAGAGCCTGCAAGCCAGGGCCGACACGGTTCGTGATCCACTGGGGTAACGTAGCAAATGGGACTGGTACAGGAGACCAACTCACATCTCTAGGAGCGAACATCTTGGCTATAGCCCGGAACGGGCCGCCCATCGGCAGTTTCTGGTCTTGGACATACGGCAGATGCGTCCAAGATAAGTGGATAGTCGCAAAGTCAGGATGGGTAGGGTTAACCGCATTCAGTCCTGCCTGTACCGGGTCTTCATCGTTCCTTAACGCCGCATACATAGATGTAGCCACAGACAATGTGGTGACCGTCGCGATCATATTAAAACCGATACGGAGAGATAGGCGCTCCCGTGGAGTGAGAGTCTGCCCAGTCGCTACTTTCCCGAGTCCTGTGGTCATAGAACTAACCAGTTCTAAAGGCTTCACGATGTAAGAAGCAGAAGTCACCGCAGCCCGTCTGGCATTATATTGGGCCGCAGACAGACCGGCTAATCTCCAGTTGATCAAGGGTATGTAGTCACTCACTACAATCGCTGAGATTATCTTGGCCTCTTCACCTGTTATGCCCTCGGCGGCAAGCATCTTCATGTTGGTCTGATATCCCGTCAACATGTTCCGTAACGTGATAGCAAACATGGCATCGTTAGCTTTGGTATAACTGAATTCTTTGCCACCGATATTGCCTTTCAAGTACTTCAAGAACCCACCAGCGAACTCTTCCGGTGTATTAGCGACAAACGGTAGACCGAGATACCTTGCTAGGTCTTGGACATCGTCCCAGTTCTCTTCGATCACCTTATTCATGGTCTCTTCACGGAAGATGTGAAGTAGGTCCCTGGACTGGATACTTCCCTTTCCAGCCCCTACCAGTTTGAAGATGATCTGTTTCGGGTTAGCGATAAGAGCCAGATGCCCCTGGATAGCAGCAAGAGGCGATAAGTCGCCACCGAGAACGGTCTGCTGGATATTATTCAGCAGTTTGACTATGCTATTGTTTTCGGCCTTTACTATCTCCCGAGCAGCCTTGGCGACTTCGATACCATTCACATCCTTTTCAGGGAAGTATTGGTACAACCCGCCTTCTGAAACTAACTTATAATTGATGCTTTTACTGGTCATCCCAACTCGTACCTTGACTGTTGGAAGCGCACCTTCGTAGCGTTCTCGGATAACGTCCAAGTCCTTTGCCGCTTCTTCTAATTGGGCTATCAAGTCTTTATCCGTATCTACTAGACCAACTCCACGTTCTACTAGCACCTCGCTACGTTTTTGCGCCTCACTAAGGACGGTTTTCAGAGAATACAGTTCACCAGATAGGTGTGAAAGCATGGGTCCGTAGTCAAGATCTAGTTTTCCGATCTGCGTATCTAGACTATCTATACGGTCATCTAAGTTCTTTATGCGTGTCGCAAGTGGATCTAACTCATGTTGCACACTAACAGCCCGTCTTTCAGCCGTATTGATACGTCCCTTTAGGCTGTTCACTTTACGGATAGTAGCTTCTCTAGCTGCTACCAAGTCGGGGTGGGCCAGCTCCATAAGTTCAATCTTGGATATCCCGCCACTACCTAGTTTGAGTGTGCTTCGCGCAGCCCAATGGGATTTCGCCATATCCATCCCAGTCTGCAACGCTTCGATATCAGTCTCAGGAATGAAATCTGGATTCAGCTCCTGCCTTTCCGCAGCCGTATCGAATAATCTATGCTTCCTGCCACTCGATGTGACTGTTTGATAGGTGGTTTGGGAAGCTTCTATCGCACCTTCGCCAACATTGACATTGGAAAGGAACACAGCGTTACCTGGGACCGCGTACTTTTCAACGTCAACGCCGTAACCAGCAATGATGATGTCCATGAAGTCATCTTGATGGGATTTCCACGTTGCCAATGCCGCCCGTTGTGCTTCATTCAGTTCGTACATATCTGGGCGTGTAGCGATGTCGAACAACGTCCCAGAGAAAGCCCGTCTTTCAGCTTCATCACCGATGAACGGGGCCAGGTATACCGTATTGCTGTTTTCGGTATAATACCGGGCCATCTGCTGTATGCCGCCCTTGATGTCATCGCCGGGAATAGGAGGTTTCCACCCTTTCAGCGCGTCCTCACCAAAAGCAGCTTTCAACTGCTCGAACAACCTTGCTCGACCTAACCCCATCTGGGTGTTAAGTTCCCACTCTGTCATACCCGCAGCGACCCACGACTGGTGTAACTCAGGAGTCATACGGTACTTCGGGAAGAAGGAGCCCTGGAACTGGCTGATCCCAGGTATGTTATTAAGGGTCTGACCAGTTCCCCCTGTGGTTAGTTCGATCTGGAGCTTGGCCCGGTCAAGGTTGTCTTGGACCAAGGCCGGCACAGATGGGGTTGGTGGCTGTTCAGGGTCTAACCCTGTCTCAGGAGGTTCCGGCCCTCGAGGTGGCGGCTCATCGGCAGCTCGTCCAATAGGAGCCTCTTCAAACCGTAGGTCATCTTTGCCAGGACCTGTCCTCTGGTATCGCAACCGTTCAGGGAATTCGTTTTTAAGTATCCTCTGGTAGATCTGTTCAGCTTCATCCTTGCGCCCCTTACGCAAGAGGAAGTTCATCACAGCGACTGCTATATCTGATATCGTGTCAAATGCTCGTTGTAATGGGTTTCGATATTCTGGTAGGTCTGCGTATATGTCCCGCAGAGCCTTGTCAGACATGGTCTCCGCAAACCATTCATTGAAATTATCGCCTTCGTACCGATAAGCCTTGTTGATCTTAACCCTTTCGGCATCGGTAAGAGGCCGTAAGTC